AACGCATTGACTGTTGGTAGAAATTCTTCTAATATAGCTAATAGTGCATCTGACCTTACAGTTAGTACACAAGGTGCTGGTTTCAGTTTAGTTTATTCTGGAGATGCTACAACAGGTTGGACTTATAGGGAGAAATAGAATATGTCAAATTACGAAGCAACTAAATATGATTTTGATGGAGCAAACCTTACAGGTATTGAAGGTATACCTACAGCAACAATCGTTCCATGGTCAGACTCTTCTGTTCCATCAGGTTTCTTAGAGTGTAACGGTGCAGCTGTTTCAAGAACAACTTACGCAGATTTATTTGCAATCGTAGGTACAACTTACGGAGCTGGAGATGGTTCATCAACTTTTAACGTTCCTGATTTACAGGATAACGTACCGGTTGGAAAATCAAATAATAAATCTATAGGATCAACAGGTGGAGCAAATACTGTAACTTCAACTGGAAACGTTGGTGGATCTACAGCTAATGCTACATTATCTACTCCACAACTTGCTTCTCACGCACACCCAGGTAGAGGTGGTGATGCTGGAAGAATAGCAAATTTTTCGGGAGGGCCTAACTATCAACCTGGGGCTAGTAACAATGGTACAGGTAATCAAGGTTCTGGTGATGGTCACTCTCACAATATGAGTGCAAACTTTTCAGGTGATGCAACTTCAGTTGTTCAACCTTATTTAACAATTATTTATATTATAAAAACTTAGGAGAAAAAATGGCAACAAACGCAACATGGACAGTAGTATTCGAAGACAAAATGATTATCAAACAAAATGGTGATGGTGCGGGTTCTTATACTATAACTGGTGAAGATTCTTTTTGGAGTGATTCTAAGTGGTCAAACATTTGGGCAATTCAATATGTTGCAGATAATGAAGGCTATAACGATACAGTAGAGTATAGAGATTCTACACCTCATGCTTCATGGACGGATGCTGATTTAGGAAGTTTTCAAAGTCAATTTATTGATAAATGGGATGCAGCACATTTAGCTAGATTACAGGCTGATTGGGATAATAATGATGGAAATACTTACGATGCTGAAGGTAATCTGACTAATACTGAAACTGAAGCTGAAAAAATTGCTAGATTAGGTGCAAGACCTACTTCTTATTCATCTTAATTTTAAAATTTATTTTCTACTACAATATTTAAAGTAATTCTATTCCAATTCTTACTTTTAATTTCTGGATTTTCTCCAGTGTGAAATTCATTTGAATCAAATATTACTGCACTGCCGGGTTTAAATTTAAATTCTTGTCCATCAACATATAACGAACCTTTCCATGCTTCTTCCCATATAGGAGTCATAAAAATTAAAATTGTTTGTGATATATCTTCTTCGTAATCTCTATGTAGCCAATGATTGTCAGAACCACTATTTGTTGAATTTAACCAAGTTCTTCTAATACTAGTATTCATACCAATATTTTTTTTTCTAAGAATTTCTTTTATTCTAAAAACTAAAGTTTTTACATATAAATATAGGGGATAATTATGAATTAAGTGATCCCCTGTTTTATCTGATTTTATTTTAAGTAAGGGTCCATTTGAAAAAGTTTTATTAGAAGGATATTCTTTTTGACTAGTAGTTCCAGATAGTGTCCAATTTGAAGTGCCTATAATTTCTTTATAAATAAAAAAAAGTTCTTCTTGAGAAACAACATTATCTATTAATTGTGTTTTCATCTATCTTAACATCATCCAAGAAGTTAATATATACTTTTCACCCGATAGAGGTGGATTTCCTCTGTGTAAATATGGAAAAGCAGCTGGCCAGATAACTATTCTACCTGTTTTAGGTTTCACTCTTTTTGAAAAATGTAGAAACTCTGTTTCTCCACCTTCTTCTACATCATTTAAATATATTGAAAAAACAAAAGCTCTTGTTGCGTCGGTAAACCTAGCACCATGTTCAATATGCCAAACATGATAACCTTCTGTTGGTAAAGTTTTTTGTATTTTTAAACTGGTATATTTAAGTTGTGCATGATCATAAACTTCAGATGCTCCAGTATTTTTTATGTAATGATTCCAAGCTAAGTCAAAATTAAAAATTATAGGCTTCAAATCTTCCCACCAAACATTTAAATTACCTGACCCGGCAAAGTATTGTTGGTCTTGTTTTTGAAGTATAGAAGCTTTTTCTGAACCTATTCTATTAACTGTGTTGTTAAATTTGTTTTCATTTTCAAATAATTGAATAGTTTTATTACATTCTTCTTTAGAAATGTAATTATCATACACGCCAATAAAATTGGTAATATTTACTGTTTTTTCTTGCTCTTTATTCATAGAATGTCAGGTAACTTACAGATATTCTCCAATAAGGTATTTTTTTTATTTCTTGTGATTTATGTAATTTATTTGAATCAAATAATACAAAATCTCCAGGTACATATTTAAATATTTCACCTTCAATATTTAGTTCACCTCCCCAGTCTTCAGCCCATTGTGGTGTTAAAAATCCTACAATACTGTAGTGTGAAGTATCTTTGTCAACATGAAATTCTGTGTAGTGATTATCATTCTGAGCATTTAATGCTATTCGTTTTATTTTTCTAGTTAATTTAAAATTGTGTTGTTCATTTAATTTTTGATTTATTCTATCATATAAACAATTAAAATATCCAATCCAGTAAGAATTATTATATGTTACTTCACCATTTTCTAAAAACATTACACCTGGAAAAGCTCCTTTTGGTTTTCCTGTTGCAGAGGCTCTATTAAGATTCCATATATTTTGATTAATAAGACCTTGATATAATTCAAAAGAATCTTCTAATGTTAAAACGTTTTTTATTACTTTTATCATATTTATTTAAAATATCTTTCCGTGTTGCCATTCCCATAAGAACGGTGATTTTTTAATACTATTATACACATAATAATCTAAATTTAAATACTTAATAACTTCCTCTTTATTTATATGTTTTTCAATATCTTTATCTTTAAGGCTATGAAGAGGGGTTTTATTTTCATATTCACTTTTTCCAAAATGCATTTTTAAAAATACATGTAGATCAGATAAATCTACATAATGACTACATTGAACATTAAATAAATATGGAATTTGTGAAGTGCTATGATTAATATGACCAGTAATACTATTTCTTATGTGATGTTCATTTGAAGTAAATAATTGTTTTATATCTATATCTTTAATATCTACTTTATTTAACCACAAGTCCCATTTTAAACCTGATAAAAATCTTTCGTAAGGATCTCTAATTATACAAAACCTTGTTTTTTTAGAGAGATGGTGAACATATGATATATCTTTTTCTTTAAAATTATCCTTAATGCATTTAACAACACTACCATTTCCATTTTTATGGATTCTAACAAATTGAAATTTTTCTGTTTCAACTATATCAAATAATCTAAAATTCATTTGTTACTTTTATTTTATCGTATGCGTGGTCTTTGTAAGGACCATTTTGATCTACATAATGTAAAAACACTTGGGCCATTCCCGAACCTTTATATATACCTGGTCGCCAATGTTTTTGTAAAACTCCATTATATAAAATAGCATCTCCTTCATTTAATTCAAATTTTTTATCTTCAACAATTATAGGCCAATCATCATATTTTTTTATACATGCAGTCACACTTATTTCACATGCATGTCTATCAGTGTGCTTATCTAATGTAGCTCCATAAACATAGTATCTCCAATATGTATAAGTTGGAAATAATTTTAATTTAGATTTTTTTTCTACTACAGGTAATTTAATATCTAATAAACCGGTCATTACAGAATCATGATACCAGGAAGGTGAAAACGATTGCTTATCAATTTGATAATTTTTGTTTTCATCTAATTTATTATAGCAATATTTTTGTAGTAAAGATAATTCATCTTTTGAAAAAAATTTTTTTATTATTGTATTCATTTTATAATTTTTTCTAGTTCTTCTTTTTTTATACTAGCTCCAAAAGAGAATATTAATCTTTCTCCATCTTTTATTGGAGTAGATCCATGTTGTTCCATAGAAGCTATAACAAGCCAAAGATCATTTACTTCTACTTCATAAATTTTATTATCTATAATTATATTTCCACCAGATTTAGGTTTTTTTATCATAAGATTAGCTCTGATATGCTCACATCCTTCTTTAGCATCATCTTTATGTATATGTGTAAAGCTATCATCTTGATAGTGGTTCATTAATAAATCTCCATACAAAGGATCTTTTTCTGTAGGAAATAAATTAAATTGTTTAAAAGCTTCTTTCCATAATTCAAAATTTGAATTTTGGGGAGCAAATCTTCTTCCTGGCCCTCCCCGGTTTAATATAAATCCACTTTTAGTGTACGTTATTCTATCTGCATCTTTCCAATTTTTAATTATTCTATTAATTTTTAAATTCATTACTGTAACCAGGCTACTATACTATACCTTGTTCCTTTCGTAATGGGTTGAATGCTATGTGGATACATAAAATTACTAGGAAAAAATACTATAGACCCTTTACCTAGTTTTAATCTTTTAATTTCTTTTTGTTTTTGATCTGTAAAAATTAAATCTCCACCTTCATAATTATTATTTAGATTAATTATAACACTTAAATGTCTAGGAGCTGTTGAAAAATGATCGGTATGTATTTCATATTTACCTCCTTTTTCATATTGTAAAAGATCTATTTGATTTATTTTGTTACTGCTCATTAAAGGAAATTTAATTTTGTAATGAATATAATTTCTTTCTATTTCGTCTTTTATATAATTCCAATAAAAAATGTCGGTGGGTTCTTTTAATTCTAAACTATAACCTTTAACATTTCTTATTTTAGTATTTAATCCTGATCTAATAGTTAACTTATCTCTAGCTTTATCTTTTATAAAAGGTATTAATTTTTTTATGAATATAGGATTGATTATATTTTTTAACTCGACAATTGATTCTAAATGATCTTTCATTTTTTATATTTCTAAAACTATATTTAAAGAAAACCTGTTAAGGTTTTTTTTAGGTGCTATTCCTTTATGAATAAGTTTGCTTGGAAAAAGTAAAGCTTCTGATTCATTTGCTTTGTAAAATGTTACTTTATCATTAATTTTAAATTCAGTGCCTCCATCATTATCATGTAAATTGTATAATATAGAAAACATGTTGTGTTGTTCTGAGTCATGATGATATAGCATAACACTACTAGAATGATACCAATTCCAATATATTCTAATTATTTTTTTAAATTTCATAAATGATTTTTTTTGAACTATATCAAAAATAAATTTAGCGTATGTATTTAAAACATCGTTATTGTAAAAATCATTATTATTTTCACGAAAAGTAGTACTTGAAAAACCTGAATCTTGTTTATTAATAACATCCTTTATGTCTTTATCATATCCAAAATACCATGTTTTTAAATAATATAACTCATTAATAATTCTTCTATTAGTTTCTTTTGGAATATTGGTATTAATTATATTTATCATGATGCTTTCATTCTTTAAAAAAATATTATATAGTCTACTATATGCTACAAAAATTAAATTTCAAGCCTGGTTTTAACAAGATGGTCACAGATTCAGGAGCTGAATCTCAGTGGGTAGATGGTGATTTTGTTAGATTTAGATATGGACTACCTGAAAAAATAGGTGGTTGGAATCAATTGACTATACAATATAAAACATTGCCAGGTGTAGCACGTGCACAGCATGCATGGACATCTTTAGCAGGTGAAAAGTATACCGCAATCGGTACCTCACAGGGTTTATTTTTATACTATGGTGAAGATTTTTATGATATCACTCCTTTAGATACAGCAATAACTGGAGCTGACTTTGATGCTTCAACCGGTTCACCAACCGTTACAGTCAATAAAACTTCACATGGTTTATCTGATGGAAGATATGTAACATTTTCTAGTGTTACGGTTCCAACGGGATCAGGATACGCAACAACAGATTTTACAGACAATACTTTTGAAGTATTAAATTCAACAGATAATACTTTTGAGATTACGATGCCATCTAACTCAGCAGCTACAACTTCTGGAACTGGGTCTGCAGAAATTGATCCTTATGTAATCGTTGGTCCTACATTTCAAACTGCAGGTTATGGTTGGGGAACAGATACATATAGTGCATCAACCTGGGGCACGGAGCGTACAACTAGTGACGTGATTCTAGATCCAGGCTTCTGGAGTTTAGATAACTTTGGTCAAATATTAGTTGCAACTATTCACAATGGCAAAACATTTACTTGGAATGCGGGCGCAGTAACTCCTCGAGGAAATAGAGCAACAGTTATGAGCGGCGCACCTACTGCATCAAGATTAACACAAGTATCGGATAGAGATAGACATGTATTTCATTTTGGAACAGAAACAACAATTGGTGATACATCAACACAAGATCCAATGTTTATACGATTTTCAAATCAAGAAGACTTTAATACTTATGATCCAACTGCAACAAATACTGCAGGAACATTTAGAGTAGATAAGGGAAATTTTATTGTAGGAGCAGTGTCTGGTAAAGATTATACATTAGTATTAACAGATAGTTCTGCTTATGTAATTCAATTTGTTGGTCCACCATTTACATTTAGTGTTAAACAAGTTGGTACTAATTGTGGATTGATTGGTCAACATGCGCTCACTTATTCTAATGGTGTTGTTTTTTGGATGTCAGGTGAAGGTGGATTTTTTATGTTTGATGGTACTGTTAAATCAATACCATGTTTAGTTGAAGACTTTGTATTTACAACTACAGGAGATAATTTAGGTTTAAATTATAATGCAAATCAAATTATACATGCAGAACATAATACTCTATATGGTGAAGTAAATTGGTTTTATGCAAAATCAGGATCTGATCAAATTGATAGATGTGTAACTTATAACTATGGAGAAAATTGTTGGACAACATCATCATTAGCTAGAACATCTTATGTTGACACAGGTGTATTTGATTTACCATATGCAACTGAATATAATTCAACAGCGGTACCTAATTTTCTAATACAAGGTATAACAGCAAAATATGGAGCATCAACTTACTATGCTCATGAAACCGGAACCGATCAAGTCAATTCATCGGGCACAACTTCTATTGATGCATTTATTAAGTCAGGTGATTTTGATATATCTGCTAGAATGGGTATGATGGGAAAAGCAACTGGTACAGTTGATCTTAGAGGGGATGGTGAGTTTATTATGTCTATGAAACGATTTATACCAGACTTTAAAGTATTGACCGGTAATTCAAAAGTAACATTGTTATTGAATAACTATCCAAGTGACACAGCATCTAGTTCACCCCTTGGACCATTTACAATTACCAATTCTACTGATAAAGTAGACACTAGAGCTAGAGGAAGATTACTTGCAATCAAAATAGAAAATGATGCTATAGGTGAAACTTGGCGTTATGGAACATTAAGAGTAGATATTAAACCAGATGGAAGAAGATAATGGCTAAAATAACTTCATACATACCAGAACCAAAAGAAGAATACGAAGTAGAAAATCAAAGACAAATTCTTAGAGCGGTTGATACAATTAAAACTGAATTAAATTTTTCTTTTCAACAAGATTTAAAAAATGAGGAAGACCAGAAAAACTGGTTTTTTGGATAATGGCAAATTTTTATAAAAGCGAAACATTTGATTTAACAACAACTAATTTAACAACAGTGTTAACTATTAGTACATCAGCTATTGCTATTGTAAAATCAGTACAGGCATGTGTAATAGATAATACCAATGTTGACTTTGAAGTATTCTTAAAAAAGTCTGGTGGCTCTGATGTTGAAATAGCACACAGCACTTTAAATAAAGCAACAGACAATTTTGCAAAAGATGTTATTAATATGGAAGCAGGAGATATATTAAAAGTACAAGCTAGCGTTGCTGATAAAGCCTCTGGACAAGTGAGCTATCTTCTGATAGATAGATCTCAAGAAAATGGATAAAAAGAATATAGAGCATACACACGATAACGGTATTACGCATTCTCATGAAAATGGAGATGTTCCACATACACATGATATACCTAAGATAGAATGTACAACTATAACCACATACAGAAATACGAAGACAGGAGAAATATCAAAAGATAAAATAGAAGGACCTGACATTGTAGAAGATGTTACAGTGCAAGTTACTAATAAAGGTCTACAAGTATTTCAGAAAGTAATGAATCAAAAAAATGATAAACCAAAATCCTAGAGGCGGGACTGAGCTTCAATTTGAATATTTAAGAAAACACGTTGATCCTAAATTATTAGATCAAGTACAAATATGTACATCTGTACCTGAATCTATTCCACTATCTAAAGATAAGGTAAATATACTTTGGCAAAAAAATTCATATGACCAACCGAATCTGGCTCCATGGTTTAAAGATAAATCTAATCACGATAAGTATGATTGGTATGTATTTAACTCTAACTGGACCTTTGAAAAATTTAGAATGATGTTTGATATACCATTAGAGAAATC